TCAAGCCCACCTCTAGAGAGTCTGTCAATTTCTTGTCCAAGTCTTTCACTGAAGATTCTAACATCGTAAGATAGTCCAACAGCAATTGCCAATAATAGTCCTCTGTCTTTTTCATCTAATTTCCCTGTTTTATTTTCTGCCATAAAGTACCCTTAATTAAATCTTTAATACAATTATTTTATATTAATAAATTTAGAAACAGTTATTTTTGATTTTAAATTCTTTTTTATATTGCTTACGAAACCTTTATCGAGTTGTTTTTTATTTTTTAATTTAGTTTTAATAAAGGGTCTAGCTCTAACTAACTTATTAGGAATCATTGATTTACTATCTGTAAAGAAAAAATTACTCCTAGGGTTTTCACTGGTTTCCGTATCTAGTCCATCATGGTGTAGTTTCCCGTATTCTAGCATGACTAATTTATTTTTTTTTGCTCGGATACTATTATAGAGCTTTCCACTAGCTTTTAATGGAGGAGTTTTTTTCTGACCCCTGCTTTTTCTTATTCTATGTGTTACTGGTTTTAATCCGGGCTTAACCCCTCTATCAATAGCAGCCCTCGAACCCTCTGCCGAGTTCTTAGCGTAACTATGAGCATAATTATTTACTAATTTGTCTAATTGGTTATTTAATTGATTAAAATCAAAATTAACCGATATGCTTAACTTCATCCCAAAAATCCTTTCCCAGTTTCTTTGCCTTTAAGTATCTATCGGTATTTTCCATAATAGCTTTTTCAGATTGTTCTTCAGCCCAAGCGATTGGGTCTTTAAGTATTTGCTGTAAGTTGCCTTTTAATTCAACTTCTATACTATTTACTTTGTCCAGCTCCCTGACGGAAGTTATTAAAGATTGACTGAGTATTTTCTTGTTCATTTACGCCCCTATTTTCACTAATAATTTCTTGAGCCTGTTGAACGGTTAAATCCTTATTATCTCTAACCATAACTTTTGCTCTTGTGATTAAATTGTTTTCTATATCAAATTGGTCTTTCAATATTTGGTCTTGGACTGTCTTTGGGTATTCTACTTCTTGAAAATCAACTCCAAATTCTTCTGGAATCGAAATACCGTTATATTCAGCTATTGCCCTTTCTATTCGGTAAAAATCCTTTTCATATAATCGCCATAAGGCAATATCATCATAATAATCCTCTTTTCTTTCCATATCTTTTATCATTAATGAAATACCACTTGGCACTTCGCCACCAGACTCAGCCCATTGAATCCAGAGATGGTTATTTGAGGCAACAAGCTCTATTTGAAACTTAATATTATTAATCGCCTCTTCAATATTCCCATTGGGGCTTGTAATGTTGTAAGCACCGTCTTCACCCATGTCCAATATTGTATTTGAACCAGCTCTAAGCATACTTTGGTCTGCTCGTAATCCAGTTACCCAAGGCTGACCAAACATATTAAACCTCATCCCTAAATTCATTTCTGTTAAAGCAATATTTACTTGCTCATTGCAATTCACAATATCAGAAGCACCCTCAACAAAAAAAGAGTCAATCTGGTCTTCTCTATGGGTAAAAACAAAAGGAATTAAACCGTAGGGATTTTCNGACTCCTCTAANANATTTCCATCCTCATCTAANACNCCATAAGTTTCATTATCCCANTATTCCCATTGTAGTTGCTCAGTATTCGATAAATCAGCAGCATTATTTAATAAAGGNTATATAATAGCACTAGGNTGGAATGGATTATCNTCAAAATACGCCTCAAAATAGTAAATTGGTCGGTAATCGAAATAACCATCCATCCAATGGACTCTATTGGCAATTGAGCCAATTAACCTAGTCATTCTCTCGGAATGTTTCATCCTAACGTCTTTAGTGGGGGTCATTAATTGATATTTCTCTGTATCTTGACCCAAGTTCCTCTTCGCCCCTAAGCTATATATTCTACTAATTTTATTAATAAACTTTCTAGTAAAATTTGTTAAACTGGGTGGAATTTCCGAAAAAGCGTCACCGCTAAAATAATTATCAATATATCGCTCTGTAGACGTACTAGAATAATAATCTAGATATTTTCGTATCTCCCTTCTTCTTTCTTGAGACATTAAAAGTTTAGTTTCGAGCAATTTATCTTTTATCATTTGGTTTATCATCTTTGAATCCTCTTCATTTCGGTATTCCGCATCGGGAATCTATTTATTATAAAATATCTAAAGGCATCATTTCCATGGTCGTGATGCCCATCTTTAACAGGCTCTTCTTTTACCGGCTTGCCATCTTCGCTCTCTGGGTATCTATATTCTTCAAAATCCTCAATTACATCAACGCATTTTTTATCAACATGGACTCTCCTAATGCCATCAGCACTTTCAAAAAAACCCCTAGTGTACGCAACACTAGCAACAATATTTCGACTTGTTCTATTCCTAGTAGAGATAACTTTAATTCCACTTCTTCTAAATATTTCCATATCCCCAGCTCCACTCTGACCTTGGACATTAGAACCGGCTGGGTCTCCGTAAAAAGACATAATAGGATAGCCCTTAGTCTTTATCATTTTAATCAAATCTTCTGTTTTAATATTCTTTTTATGTAAGATGGAGTCGAATATTCTAATATGCTCTCTACTATCATCCCAATATGTTTGGATAAAAAGAATTGCCGGCATCCTAAACCCAAAATCTATTGAACAGTATGTAGGAAGGTCTGGGTCGTAGGGAAAATCTCCTACATCTAACTCTCTATTAAAATCCCATACCTTTCCTTCAAATACAGAAAATTCTGCTCCAAATTCTTGACCAAATAGTTCTCTAGACATATTCCTTTTTCTTTCTATTATAGCCGGGTCTTCTAATCCTTTTGGAAATTCATATTGATTAACCCAAGATGGAGAAGTATGGCTTTCCCATAACTCATCAGTAGCCCCTAATTTAAACAAATCATATATCCAATTTCTTCCTTCTGGAGTTGTAATAAAAATAACTTTCCCTTTCCTACCAGCGACTGTGGGAGATAGATACATATCCCAAATCTTTTTATTCATCTTGGCGACTTCATCAATTATAAGTAGGTCGAGACCTTCCCCCACTAATGAATCCGCATTGTCTGCTGACATTCCCTCTACGGTAGTTCCCCACTTAAAGCGAATATACATATCTTTTTCTGATGCTTTCTCAACATCTTCTCCATGCCCTATAACCATACGTTGCCAGATTTCTCTAAATATTAACCTAGCTTTTCGATATGACATTCCCACAACCCATATTCGTTTATTTGGTTGTGACGCAACATAAGTTGCCTCCATGGCACTAGCCCAAGTCTTACCAAATCTTCGTCCACAAACAACTACTTGAAACCTACAGCCTTTCTTTTCTGGATAATGCAGAGCCAATTGACCAGCGTGCGGTTCATATTCAAGATAATTGAACCACTTTCTTTTAAATTCGTAATTTTCTTCTTGCATTAGATTACTTTTGTAACTTACATTATCATATCTATTTAATGCAAGACAAATCCTTGCATAATCACTAACTCACTGAAGAGGTAAAAATGTCCGAAGAACAAAGCATCGAAACAGATGTAAAACAGGAATCCGTCACTAAAGACGAAAACAATGTACCACTCACAAGATTAAATGAAGTTATTTCAGAAAGAAATCAACTTCGTGAAAACTTAGAGTCTTTTAAAACACAAGAGGAAGAGACAAAGAGAGCAAAGCTCCGAGAAGAAGAGAAATGGCAAGAATTGAATGCCGAACTCTCAAAAGAAATTGATTCATATAAGCCTTTTAAAGAAAGGTTTGAATCTATGGACGCTAGACTTCGAGAGGGTGCTTTAGCTCAACTTCCTGAATCAAAACGAGAAAAATTCGCCAATGTCGAAACAGAAGTTCTTGTTAGCATTGTAGAGGAATTTACAGATGTTGAGAGGCAAAATCCTCCCGACAGAAAAGGTACAATTCCAACTAAGCAAACTAGCGACTGGACTGAAATGTCTAGTGAACAAAGAAGGAACAACTGGAGTACGATATTGGATTCATACATAAAAAGGTAAATTAAATGGCAAAACATTATCAAGGTAGTCCGGTAACGACTACAACAGACCAACATTTTATTCCAGAAATTTGGGCTGACGGAATCTACAAATTTTTTACAAGAAAAACAGTCTTTCGTGGCTTAGTAGATGATTATTCTGCTTTAGTGTCTGGTAAAGGATATGGAGATGCAATTAATATTCCTGAGATGAGTATTATAAGTGCTTCGGATAAGTCCGCTGGTGCAGACGTATCTTATGACGCAACTGCGACTACTACAACTCAGTTATCAATTAATAAACACAAATATGTCGGAAAGTTATTTGAAGACGTGGCATTAATCCAATCCGAGGCTGATTTAGTAGAAAAATACTCTAGGATGATGGGTGAAGCTCTTGCTCGTCAAGTTGATACTGATATATGGGCAGAGTTAGATGGACTTAATCAAACTCAAGACCTTTCTGCGGACAACACTTTAAATGCCGCTACTTTTGAAGCGGCTTTGGCTACGCTCGGTGAAAATGATGTTCCTTATATGGATGGCGAGTGTTCAATGGTTGTTAATCCAACATTGTTTGCGGACATTTTAAATCCCGCTGCTGGCATTGCTCAGTATTTCATTAGAAATGACGCAGTCGGAGAAGGCAACAAGGGTCTTAGGTCTGGAATGGTAGGGTCACTTTATGGCATTGACGTTTATATGTCTAACACTGTTTCAAGTGCTTTGGCAGACGATACAGTTGTTGGTGCAATCTTTCATAAGAGTGCAGCAGTTTTTGCTTCGCAACAAGAGGTTAGAGTGCAATCAGAATATTCAATAGATGCTCTTGGAACTAAGGTAGTTTCCGATTTGCTCTATGGAGTTAAGTTAATCGATGACTCTGACAACATCAAAGGTGTTAGATTTTTAAATGTCTAATTAACCTTTTAATAATCTATTATATGGGGGCGGTTAATCCCGCCTCCATCAGATTGGAGAAAATATGCAGTATTGGAAAAGACCAAATTCGGGCAAAGTAGAAAGACTAGAAGATGAAGTGTTTAAAAAACACCCTGAGAAACTTACAACCCTAGAAAGCAAAGGTTATGAAAGAGTGATGGGGGAATCCGATTCCAGTCCATATAAAGCACCCAGCACTGCAAAAAAAGCAGTTAAAAAAATTACTAATAAATTAAAGAAAAAATAACAAAGCTAGACAGTCTCGTTCACGCTTTGTCATAGCTTAGAGAGGAAGAAAAATGGCAAATTTACACTCACATTCTGTACAAGAAGCATTAAATACAACAGTTGGCGGCATTTGGACAGTATCCACAGCGGGAACAGCCGGAAGCTCAGCAGACGTTGCAAACACATCACATAAATTATTAACTCGTAGCACAGCAACTCTTGGCGTTTATTCAGCGGTTGAAATATACTACAATTTTACCACATCCGAAACCAATGTTAATGCTAGTAATGACTTGTTAATATCAGCAAACACACAATTCTTTATTACAGTGCCTAGAGGGCTTGGGAATACTGTGTATTTTAATTATAACTCAACTAGCACTACTACTGGTGCAGTTAGAATAGTGGAGATTTAATATGTTTGGCTCAATGGGACAAACCGCTGTTAAAAATTTAGGCAATGGCGGTACAATAGATGGTGACCTAGTAATCACAGGAGACTTACAAGTATCTGGCGGTGGCTCACTTAGCTTTGATGAG